TTATATTCTCCAATTTATGACAATCCGCTCAGATGTCACTTGTACCTTGTCAATCAATGCCCTAGCAATGCCCTTTTGGCCATCGTAATCAATACTTGCGATATCCTCACAGTCTAGCACCTGTTTTATATTATTTCTTCGTTCCTGACCTTGTATTTCTGGGTCATTTTTTAGTTCTTCCTCAAGTGCCGTCCTCATTGTCATAAATTCTGATGACCTTTTTTGTAGCTCATCCAAGGTGATGCGGTCATCAATATACAAGTCGTTTAGCCTGCTTATTTTCCTAGTCAGCTCCTCAATTTGTTTTTGATAGCTAACACGATCTATAGTGCTTGATTTAGCGCTAAATAATTGCTCTATATAGCTCTGATCATGCTGCAGCTTGCTTATCTCTGTAATGATATATTGTTCCAGCGCATCCTTGTCATAAGCTCCAGAGTGGCATTTTTGATTGTTATTGTAGACAGTAACCCCAGCGGTTTTCCTTGGATGTCTCTGGTAGCATTCATATCTAATAAATCTAGTGCCATCTTTGCGGATACCGCCCATTATCAGCTTAAGAGGTGCGTGACAATACCCGCATTGAGCTAGCCCTGACAGCATATACTTAGCCTGAAACGGTCTAGGGTTTGTCTTTTCTGCAGCACTCCTCTGTCTGATTTTTAGCTCCTCTTGCGTCCTCTTGTACACGTCTTCTGAGATGATGGACTCATGCTCTCCAAGAAATAGCTGCCCCTTGTACTGATTATATCCACAGTAGACAGGATTTGACAGGATACCTCTGACAGCTCTGTAATTCCAGCTAATTTCTTTTGGGTACTTCTCGTTTAAATCGTCCCTTAATTTAGTAATAGACCGACCTGCCAGGTAGCGCTCAAAAATGTACTTGACTACTAGCGACTGTGCTGGGTTTATGATCAGGGAACCTGTCTCTTTCTGATAGTCGTAGCCATAGGAAGTTCTGGCCCACATCATAGATTTTCCAGCCTTGGCACGGCCTAACTTTCCTAGTTGCATCCGTTCCTTGATTTGTTCCCGCTCAAGCTGAGCGAAAACGCTCAAGAGCCCTATCATAGCCTTACCAAAAGGTGTAGAGGTGTCAAAGTTCTCTTGTAGACTCAAAAACTCTATCCCATTTTTGATAAAAATATCCTCGATCAGAAATAGTGTATCTTTCTGACTACGACTGAGACGGTCCAGCTTATAGACTAGTACCGTATCAAATTTCTTTCTCTCAGCATCCCTGATAAGTTGCTCAAGTGCTGGCCTCTCAGTGTTGGATCCTGAAAAACCTCCGTCTGTGTATATCTCGTAAATATTCCAGTCTTTAATATCGCAATAACTTGTTAATTTTGCTTTTTGTTCGTCGATAGAGTAGCCTTCCTCAGCCTGGTTTGTTGTGGACACCCTGACATAGATGGCTACCTTATTTGTTGATTTCATTGCTTTTATACCCCCTTTTTGATAAAATGGGTATAGTAAAACAGGCTTTTTAATGCCGTTTACTATACATCTCACCTCACGCTCTCCTCGACCAAAATTTGAGCGTGGGGCTTTTTTTATTTGTCGTAAACCATCACACCATTTTCTTCGTGTGCAAGTTGTACCTCGTTCGTATCGTGTACATAAACGGGTGGTGCTGTAAAATCTTTGTCAGTGATTTTATATGTCTTTTCGACATCGTTTTTGATTTTAAGTAGGCCGTCCGCTGTCTGATGTAACTGGTCATTTGTCAGTTCAGACGATGTGACTGGTAGCAAGACAGCTACTCTATCGCTACGATAGTATACTTCCATTTGACTTGAGTCAATCCATTGTTTATAAGAGTTTGCAAACTGATCCAAGATAGGACGATTGCCACTGACTATCCCAGTAGCTTTCCTGTACTGTTCCTCGCCTTGGTTTTCCTGTTTGCTTTTGGCCTTGGCCTTATCTACTAGCTCCCAAGCCTTTTCTTTTTTTGATTTTTCAGAGCTAGACTCAGTTGTCACTTGCTCAGTTGTTTCTTCTTGGCCTTGATCTGTATCTGCTTCTTGCTGACTGCACCCAGTCAATAATAATGTAAGCGTAGCAATCGCTACCAGTGTAACCTTTTTCATAATTCCTCCTTGACTATCCCACTAGCCTATAAAATTCATCAATGACCATTAGCTCATCCGTGACAGATTTCAGCTTATGGCGTTCCATAAATTTCAGGTAGTTGAAATCATCCTTGTCTATCTGTTCTAGCTCTTCCATTAATAATGCATGTATCATGGCTCTGTTAGCCTCGTTCTCGCATTTGATGGGGTTGACGGTGTATTGACCTCTTGAATGTTCAAGGTGACCTAATTCGTGTAGTATAACCCGCTTTTGAGCATCCGAAGACAAGCCCTTATTAACAAATACTATCTTAATCTCATCTACATAGATGCCGTGCCTATGCCATAGCTCCTTATCAAAATAGGCAATTCGGACACCATGGAGATCACAAATTTCCTCAATACTCATAATCTGCCTTTTAGATACCCTTCGATTATATTCTGTATAGCTACGATATCACTTTCATCCAAGGGTTTACCATCGAACGTTTTGGCATTCTCTGCCATCTTGCGTAGGTCGGTTTCTGTATAAGGTTCATCACTCATTCCCAAAATTTCATTAGTGGAGACACCCAAAACCTTGGCAAGCTTAACTAATTTCTTTCCCGTTGGTAAGTTTGTGCCACTTTCCCACTTTGAGACCGTGCTTTGTGATTTATACCCTAATTTTTCAGCAACCTCTAATTGTTCTAGCCCTCTTTGTTCCCGAAGGCTTCTAATCCTTAGACCTATTTCTGGGTGTAATTCCTTGTCTACCATGATTTTTTCTCCTTACCGTTTACAAGTACATTATATAGAAGATATGATTTAAAATCAAGTTGGACGATAAAAATATTTAAAAAATATGAAAAAAAATCAAAAAAGTTATTGACACATGATTTTAAATCATGTAAAATGGACTCATAAATCAAATATATGATTTTAAATCATATAGGAAGGAGCAATTAATGGGACAACCAAAAGTTACTATCGCAGAGTTGCGAGCAAGACATAACAAGATGACACAAGTCCAGCTTGCCGAACTTGTAGGGGTACGCCCTCAGACGATCAACGCTTGGGAAAAAGATATCACTGTTATCAAGGGTGAGCATCTTTTAAAACTTTGCAAAATCTTAGGCACAACCGCTAGTGATCTTCTAGGGGTTTAAAATTTAAATCTCACATGATTTTAAATCATATGAGGGAGGTCAAAATGAAAACAGCAACAGTAAAAATGTTCAAAAAGCGTCCAAATGGGGACTTAAACGAATTTATCGTAGAACTTACGATCCCTAGCCGTCGACGTTATGGGGCAGTGATTAGGGAATATATCGAGCGCTTCAATGCTAGAAATTCTGCAAAAATCTATTTTTACGAAGTGCTGAAACTAGAGATCTCTAAAAACTAGAAAGGAGAACAGATGAACGAACTCATCAACGTAACTCTAAATGATAACCATGAGCCTGTGGTATCTGGTAGACAGCTACACGAAGCTCTGGAAGTCAAAACAGAATATAAGAAGTGGTTTAGTCGGATGACTGAATACGGCTTTAACGAAAGTGAGGACTTTTTAAGGGTGACCCAAAAATGTCGCACCCCTGGAGGTCTGCAAGAAATGGCTGACCACGTCATCAAGCTAGATATGGCCAAAGAAATTGCTATGATCCAGCGAACAGAACGAGGCAAGCAGATCCGACAATACTTTATCCAAGTAGAAAAGGACTTTAACAGTCCTGAGAAGATTATGGCAAGAGCCTTGCTTATGGCTGATCAGAAGGTCCACAAGCTAGAGGCCCAGATAGAAGCTGATAGACCCAAGGTGCTATTTGCAGAGGCAGTCAGTGCTAGCCACACATCTATCTTGGTCGGAGAGCTTTCCAAGCTACTCAAGCAAAATGGGGTAGACATCGGAGCAACTCGCTTGTTTAGCTGGCTACGAGCCCACGGATACCTAATCAAACGCAATGGCCGTGATTGGAATATGCCGACACAGAAGAGCGTAGAGATGGGACTTATTCGTGTTAAAGAAACAAGCATCACGCACGCTGACGGCCACATCACAGTTAGCAAAACGCCACTTGTAACCGGCAAAGGGCAGCAGTATTTCATCAATAAATTTCTTAACCAGGAGTTGCTACCAGGTTAAAACAAAAAGCCCTCAAGGAACGGCAATTCCATTGAGGACTAAGAAAAATACTTTACGAGGCAATTATATCATGAAATCAGTAAAAAAGAAATGGGAGCCACGCATCTCAAATGTCATGGCGGACGGATCACAGTTAGACGACCTCACAGGGTATGTAATCCCTGCCGGTCATTCTTACTATGACATTATCCGAGGTATGCACAAACGGACATGAAAGGGGCTTAAATATGGGGTATGCAATATATAATCAGGAACACTCAAGAAAACTATACAGCGTTAAATAACGCATTTACACAGGATAGTAGGCTTGAACCAGCAACAATCGGGATATTAACAGTAATTCTGACTAATAAGCCCGACTGGGTTGTATATCCTGAGGAAATCGCTAGACGATTAAACATCAGCAGACGGACAGTAGATAGGCATTTTAAGATACTAGAACAATGTGGGTACTTGTTATCTGTGAGGATTAGTCACGGAAGAGGAAACGGAACAGAGTTTAAACGGTTCTTCTCAGACAGTCCAATGACAGAGGACTACAAAGCATACTTAAAAAGTAAGCTAACAGATGAGTTATCCACAGGTATTTAGATAGGGTTATTTTACACTTGGAAGATTTTGCCATGTTAAAAATTGCCATGTTAAAAATTGCCATGTTAAAAATTGCCATGTTAAAAACTGCCCCCTAATAAGTACTAACTATATAACAAGTACTAACTATACAACAATATAGCCTACGGCACTAACTTGGCAATAAGTACTAACCAACAACAAACTAGTACTTATAAATAAAAAAAGAAAAGAGACAAAAAAATGACTACAAACGACAATATCAAAACCATTGAACGCATCCAAGAGTTACAACAAGATCTACATGGTATCGCAATGACTGGGATGCTAACACTAGCCATCATCGGCTCTAAAGGATTAGAGACAGCAATACTAGAGAATACGCTAGACACGATACATAACGTATCACATGCTATCCAGGACGTGCTAGACGGCAAAACACCAAAGCAAGCCATTGATGCACATCTAGCTGACAAAGATGACGACGAAGAGGGAGACGAATAATGTTAGATAAAATCAAAAAACTATTTAACCTGGACTATTTCAACGAAGATGAGCCAGTACAGCACAGCGGGACTTTAATTGACATCCGCATGCTACAAGGTCAAGTGCGAGAACTACAAGAAGTTGTGCGTAAGCAAAATGCAATCCTACGAGAGCTCTCAGAAGACAATATCCGTTTAGGGTATGAGTGCAAACGCTACGCTGACACAGTGGAAGTGCAACAGCGTTTCATTGATATATATGAGAATATGAACAAATAAGGAGGCTCACATGGACAGAGGACTATTTGGAACCTTTGACTATGATCGTGATTACTTACAACCTGAGCCAGAGCGTGAAACCTATGATCCTGATGAGTGGGTGTTTGTAGGTGGACGCTGGGTGTTTGTAGGAGATGAGTGATATGGAAGTAAATTGTCATGATGATGCTTACTGGCGCAAGTACTACGAGAGACTTTATCACAATCTGGGCGAAATTGTAGATGAACAACAAGACAAAATAATCTCACTAAACAAGAAAAAGAGCCGTCTAAAGCGTGAAATCTAGAACATGAAGAAAACACAAAGGAGAATGAGATGACAAACAACCAATTAACAACGCAAGCAAAGCGTGATATAGCAGTAGACACTAGCGTGTGGACATTCCAAGATGTCAAACGCTACTTTGACCCTCAGAATTTGCTGACTGAAAAACAAGTAGGGCAAGCCTTATCCTTGATTAAAGGGCGCAACCTAAACCCGCTAGCAAATGAAGTCTACATCGTGGCCTACAAGAAGAAAACAGGTGGGACAGAGTTCAGCTTGATTGTCTCAAAAGAGGCGTTTCTTAAACGTGCTGCACAAAATCCAAACTATGAAGGCTTCGAGGCTGGAGTGGTCACAGTAGATGAAGATGGGATCATGCACGAACGCAAAGGAGCTATCATGTTGCCTGGCGATACTCTTGTCGGCGGATGGGCCAGAGTCTACCGAAAAAACTTTAAGGTTCCCGTCGAAATCTTTGTCAGTCGTGACGAATACGACAAGAAACAGAGTACATGGAACGCCATGCCAGCTACTATGATCCGTAAAACAGCATTAGTCAATGCTCTACGTGAGGCTTTCCCGGAGGATTTGAGCAACATGTACACTGAGGACGATGGAGGAGAAACATTTGACCGTATCAAGGACATCACGCCTCAGGAACCTCAAGAAAGCAAGGAAGAAGTCATAGCGCGTAAGATGGCTCAAATTGAGCAATTCAACAAAGAGCAAGAAGTAACTCATCCAGAGCCTGAACTAGCAGAAGAACCAACCCAGGGCGAGCTACTAGACGGTGAGCTTGAATACTAGGAGGACAACATGCAAGAATTACAAGTAAAAGTAACACAGGCACAGGTTGAAATCATTGACCGTGAGAAATTTGAGCAGAATATCAATGAGGTTGTGACTAAGTATCAAAATTACACAGTTACAGCTGCAACCATCAAGGATGACAAGCAGGTGCTAGCAGACTTGCGGAAATTAAAGAAGCAGATCTCCGATGAGCGCATCAAGATTAAGCGTGAACTCTCACAGTCAGCTGATGAATTTGATAAGTACATCAAGGACACCAGCGAGCCTATGGACGACGTCATCAACAAGATTGCAAATGATGTCAAAGAGTTTGAAGAACACCAAAAAGCTGTCCGCTTGGATACAGTCAAGAGCTACTTAGCTAATAAATCGGCTGAGTATATGCTAGATCCTCGAATTTTCGACGAAAAAGCTACAGAATACATCAAAGCCAGCGACTTTATGGCAGATGGCGCGACGCTCAAAAAAGCCACGATGAAATCACTTGATGATATGGTTACATTTGAGTACCAGAGCCAGCAACAGCTAGAAAAAGCAAAAGCAACCATCTCAGGACAATGTGCAGAGTACGGAATGACTGATCAACCATACATCCGCATGCTACGGGACCTTACTCTTGTAGAAGTGCTCGAACAAATCAAATCTGACTATGTTTTTGAGAAACAAAAAGCAGAAATGCGACTAGCTCAAGAACAAGCTGAGCGACTTCGAGCATCTCAAGAAGCCAAAGAAGAGGAACGAGCTCCAAAATCGACGGAGACCGCTAATTTCGACCCAGAAACAGGCGAAATCTTAGAAGGTGGGCAAACCCCCCAGAAAACTCAAAACGAACTGAGAGGGACTGAAAACGAGCCGAAACGGTACACTCAAAAAATGACCCTTGAAGTGTATTTTACAAGCACGGATGAAAAGGACCGTTTCAAGGTAGCGCTTGCTCAAGCAGGATTTGAATATAAGAAAAATTACCAAGTCAGCGGTTATCAACGCATCGAGCCATTGACTCAAGCTGAGCTAAACGAACAGAACGGGTGGTAGACATGGAAATTAGAAAAATTTCAAGCAGCATAGCCCTCTACTCAGACGGTAAGAGGTTGCAAGTCATCCATAATCTTGGTGATGAGTTTATCCTGGATCTTGAGTTTAAGACTTATGAAGCTCTGAATGTTGACGATCTAAGCCGTAGCAGTGTGAGTGATATTACCCCAATATTTAAAGTGAGTGGGTATTGCTCACGAAGTGGAGAAGACACCCAACGCTTAAAATGGGCCATCCGTCAATTTGAAGAATTTGACGAGTACCTGATTGCCTATCATGACGAACTGGTAGAGTGGTGGAATAACCCAGGAGGGGAATATGAATTTTAGAAAGAGTGATTTACTTAATTATAGACAACTTTGGTGGCTTGATAAATTTCTAGTGGGCCATAAAGGATATATTGCTGGAGGTTGCTTTAAGAATATTTTCAATGGCGAACCAGTTAAAGACCTAGATATATTCTTTGAAAACAACCAGGATTTTATCGAAGCTCAGAGATATTATAAACAACTTATAAAAGAGAAACCAAAAGACTGGAAATTTTCGTACGAAAATAAGAATTGCTGGTCTATATATTCTATAAAAGATAAAGTTCGTTTAGAGCTCATCAGAAACACATACGGAAATCCAAAACAAGTTATTTCAAATTTTGATTTTACAATAACGAAGTTTGCTTATTACAAAAATTATGACAATTTGGATGAAGATGATTATATGGCTGTTTTTGAAGTCATATTTCATGAGGATTTCTTTGAGCATTTGCACACAAAACGTTTAGTTGTTGATAATGTTTTGCCATATCCCGTAAGCACATTTAATAGGATGTTGAGGTATGCCAAATACGGTTATCAGCCGTGTAGAGAAACGAAAATAAGAGTTGTCACAGAGTTGGCTGCATTAGACCCCGAAGATGAAAAAGATTTTGAGGAACAACTTGGGAAAAGTTTGTACGAAGGGATGGATTAGATGATTAACAACGTTACACTTGTTGGGAGGCTTGTAGCGCCTCCTGACCTACGCAAAACGCCTAACGGGGTATCTAGTCTGCAGGGCACACTTGCAGTAAATCGTAATTTCAAGAACCAGAACGGAGACCGAGAGGCTGATTTTATCAACTTCCAAGCATGGCGTGGTACGGCTGATATCATCGCTCAGTATTGTAGCAAAGGCTCACTTATTGGGATCACTGGACGCTTACAAGTTCGGAGTTACGAAAAAAACGGAGAGCGTCGCTATGTTACTGAGGTAATTGCTGAAACCGTGACCTTGCTGGAAAAGCGCAACAACAACCAAAATAGCAACCCGTCAAACGGATATAACTCACCATTTGCTGGAGCTAACCAGCTTGATTTGGCAGATGATGATTCTCCATTTTAGGGGAACTACATGGAATGGTCAAAATGGGCAGAATTAGAGCCTAAGTCAAGAGAGGAAGTGATAGCCAAAATTGAAAACGATGGCTACACTTACCCTCACTTTGACAAAGCACGGAGAGGCGTCAGATTTGTAATCTGCACAGAAGCAATCCAGAAAGATTGCAAAAGGCTGGACGTTGCATTTGACGATGTTTATCCACTGCAAACTAAACTTTTTAACCAAAAAATAAAGGAGTATGATTAGCATTAATTTTTATGTTTATAGACAAAATAATTCTGGAGGATATTTTGTAGAAGATAAGAATGTTTCGGTACATGTCATCATAGAAGCCGAAAACGAGGCACAAGCAGATATTAAATTTGATCAAATCATTGATAAGAAATCAGAATACACAACTTATTGCCCTTGTTGTGGCAAGCGCTGGAATGGTGTTGATGAAACTTATCAAAATGTGGAAGTTGACAGCGCTGTGGCTGAACAATTAAAGAAACACCGATATTATGACGAGGCTATTCTTTACATGGCAGATGGGACTAAGAAAAAAATTCCTTGGCTGATGTATGGAATGTATCAATATTTACAATGAATTTTTACAGGAGAAAGAACATGCTAAATAAAATCGACATCCCAGGAACAACAATCACACTCGAAATCGTGGATAAAAATATCACGATTACAAACAAGATTGAATATGATATGCAGATGGTTTTTAAAAACCAGGATGCAGAGCCATCTTTAGATGAAAATGGCGACGTATTTGAGCCACTCTATTGGCTAGACATCAGGGTAACACCGAAAACGCCGACAGAGTATCATACAAGCCTTGGAGTCAAGAGAAAAAAACGCCACTTGGCCGAGCTTCAGAAGTTCTTTGAGTTTATCGAGAATAACAAGCGCAATCTCTTTGACCTTTGTGGATTGAGAGGGGAGCTTAGTTAAGATGAAATTGACCCTGAACATTGAACCAAAGCCACAGTCACGCCCCAGATTTGCGAGACGTGGGAATTTTACTACGACTTACGAAGACAAAGGGATGAAAGCCTGGCGGGACCAATGCAGGCTCCTTATTGCTAACCAGTACATGGGGCAGCCTATCCTTGAGGGAGCCCTGAGGGCAAGGGTGAGATTTTACATCAAGCCCCCTCAGTACATTTACAAGGTGAAAAAGAACCAGCAAGCACTCCTAGACGAGGTTATCCCCGTAGGAAAAAAGCCCGATGTTGATAACTACGAAAAGGCACTATATGACAGCATGTCAGGGCTAGTCTTTCAAGATGATGGTCAGATAGCCTTGCATGACGTTGGCAAGTTTTACAGCCTCAATCCTCGAATTGAGGTAGAAATCGAAGAAATCAATAAATAGGAGATACAAAAATGAAAAATGGTAAAGTAACACTTTTAGCAGTAGCAACAATGGCAACAGTAGCACTCACAGCTCAAGGAGTATATGCGAATGAAATTGATCAACCGAACCCAGCGAAACATACAGAACTTACAGCAGGAAGCAAAGACACTGGAGCGACAGTGGGAGAAACTACTCAAGCTGGAACAGAAGTTAAACCAGAAGAAACAACGGTTACAGAAAGCACGCTGGCAAACATTGAACCAACTGGAGGGCGAGAAGTCACTGCTACAAGTTTTGAAAAGAACGGAAGTGAAATTTTAGTCAACAATCCGAAAGTTGAGCTAGACCAGTCGAACGGTAACGGGAAGTACCAAGGGTTCACAGTTGAATATAAAAACGTGCATTTCCCAGATGATATGCCTATCAATGAGGGCGACAAGGTAACTTTCAAATTGCCAGAAGAAATTACTTTCCAGACATCTTACGAGTTTGATGTAACAAATCCAGAAAACAATGTAGTTGGTAAGGCTTCGACTGACCCAGCAAGCCAAACAGTGACTACTGTATTTAACAATTATTTCAAGGAGCATCCACTTAACAAGCAGATGAGTTTAAAACTAGATGCTAAATGGACGGACAAGGTTGAGAGTGGCAAGCCAGTCACGGTTAATTTTAACGGTACATTGGTATCTACTCAAATTGGAGAAGAGCAAGAGATTGGTAAGGATGAACTTATTTCTAAGTGGGGCAGTCAAGACAAGGATGACCCGACCGTCATCAATTGGACTATTCGGGTAAACTACGCTAAACGTGTGTTAAATTACGTTAAAATCATTGACCAAATGAGCGACAACCAGAAGTTAGTTGATGACTACATGGTTATCAACAAGGTCGATAGCGTGACATCTTGGATCGATAAAGGCAGTGCGATGGAGTTGGTCAAATCAATCAGCAAGTCTGAACATGGTTTTGAAATCAAAATGGATCGCTTAGACCGGATGATTTACATCTGGTATAAGACTAAGCTCACAAATGCAGTCAAGGATAGCACGAACCCAACTAACAAGGTTGAATTAAAGGCTGAAAATGACGGGGCTACTTCTTCCAGTCGTGCCGTATTGGTCGGTGGCCGTGGTGATGCCAAAGGTGAAAATAAGCCAGTCTTTGAATTGCCGAATGATGCACCTATCTTAGATAAGCCAGAAATCAATATCGAAGATATTCCACTCTTGCCACCCGCACCTATTGTAGATATCCCAGAGTGGAAAGGTGGCACAGTACCATTTGATGCGCCAGTTTTGGACTTGCCAGAGCTTGAAATTCCAGATGAGCCAGTGAAACCAAATCCAGAACCAAAAGAAGAATCAAAACAAGAAAAGCCAAGCACACCAACTCCAAAAACAGAAACCAAAAAGGAAACGGTATCCGTGGTGAACCAGGTAGAAGTCAAACAAGATGAACCAGTTGAAACATACACTGCACCAGCTACATTACCTAAGACTGGGTCAGAATTTGGACTGGCAATCAGTCTGTTAGGGTTGATTGGGTTGATGGTTGGAATGAAGATGAAGAAAGAAAATGAATAATCATGGAAGCCATGCTATGGTTTGTGATTGGCTTTGTCAACCTAGTAGCCCTTATTTGGGCTATTGGGTTGGCAATTGTGGCAAATAGAGGTGAAAAATGAAAAAACATGACATATTTATTTATCTCTGCTTATTTTATATATTTTGTTTGATCGCTGGACTGAAAGGTGACATCCAAAAGCTAGAAGCCAGACGGCCAGAAATTATTTATAAAGTGGATAATGCTGGCTCTGGTCTAGCTGGCATCGTGACCGGAAAAGAATTTGACGGCAACAGATACAGTATCACGGTTAGCGGTTATGGCAAGTTTTTGGTTAACAAGGAGCAGTATGACCGAACGATTATCGGGAAAGGATGGAAGCATGAATAAACAAGAGTTGATCGCAGAGTATGAACGAGTTAGCAAGTTTGTTGAAACAGTAAAAACAAAAAGTGTGATAGACAAATTAAAACAACTCGATGAACCAAAAGTGCAAGTCCCAGAATTTGTGGCAGATTGGATTTTCAAGGCTCAACTTGTAGATAGACGCAGTATACGTTCTGCATTAGATACACACACAATCAGACTATACGCTAAAAGGAGTGACGAGGTTATCGCTTGGTTAAAAGAAATAAACAATCAAGACATCTTTGTCAGCGGATGGGCCAATAGCTACGAAGTCGAGGAAGAGAAGATATACACAGTTAAGGTAAAAGCTTTTTTGGGTCAATATTTGGGTAGATATTACGTAAACAACGAAAAAATGACACCTCAATTTACAAGAACGCAATTCACAGGAAAAGAGAAACTTCCTACTTTCACCCAAAAAGAGCTTGAAAGCACTGGTTTTGGATGGGTGTTTGATTGCCCGGGGATTGAGATTGAGGAGGTGGAAGAATGATTCCAAAGTACAGAGCGTATGATAGCGGTTCGTTATGTCGAATGTATCAGCCAGACGAAGTCATGGTTGGCGATGGCAACATTTGGATTGTTGATGAGGACGATGTTGCCGGTGAATGGATTGTGAATAACGACCTTAACCTCATGCAATCAACAGGCTTGCATGATAAGAACGGAAAGGAGGTCTTTGTTGGGGATATTATAAAATGTACCAGAGGATGTCCTCATGAAGTATATCTAGAAAAAGAATATGGTGGCACTTACGTAGGAGGCATGCCTGCTATATATCTAAAAGGAATTAAAGAAGGATATGCGTGGACAGGGGATGAGGAAATTCTCGGCAACATTTACGAAAATCCGGAATTGCTGGAGGTGGAGTGATGAAAAGAGTCTCAGTTACTTTAACAGATGATCTATTTATGCACCTTGAAGCATTAAGGATGTACTATGATTATCCTTCAAGGTCTGAAGTTATTAGGAAAGCTTTAGATGATTCAATCAGTAAGCATTCATCAAGCGAGGTATTTGATGCCTACGTCTCAGGAGCTAGAGAAATAATGCGTGATATGGAGGGAGATCAATGAAACGACCAAATAGATATCCGTATTCTAAGAAGCAATGGACTGAAAGAATTGTTGATTATTATACATACGACGGCGAACTTTGTTTTTCGCAACAAGTTTTGGAAAATAGACTAACTGGAGAAATTAAGAGCGAGGAGGTTTAGTGGTGGGGATGAGTGAAATAGTTGATGTAGAAGTATTAATCGGTAAAAACGTGATTAACGCTCTAGCTACTATTGTTTTTGATGGTGCGAAAAAGGTGGAAATCCCATTGAAATTAAGAAATAGAAAGAATTACAAGATCATAGTCAAGGAAGATGCAGAATGACCCTAGAAGAGCTAATCACCACTCGCAATAAATACCAACGGAAGCTAGAAGACAAGAACGCATACCGTGAATTATGCGAGACAGTCGGAAAGAATAATGCTACTGCTAACCGTGAGTGGTTGCGTAGGAAAATAAAAGATTTGGATAAGCAAATAAGCGAATTATCTGGACTGTAAGGGGTGCAACTCCCTTTACAGTTATATGCCACAAAAAAATAAAAAAGGAGTGAGTCTCCTTGAATGCAATAGAATATCACGCTCTTGATGTGGCAGAAAGAGCATGGCCTACTAATTTTAATCGGTTAGTAGGTCGTACCGCAAGAAAATAAAATAAAGAAAGCATTTTATTAAATTTCAATACGGTTCTCTAGACCTAACTGCGGTATAGGTTAGGCTTGCAGATTTTGAACGGTCTGCAAGTCGTACAGTGCGAGAAGACCAATAACTAAACTTTGGTTTTACTCTTAACACTCGCACTCTTACGGTCAAACTAAAAAATAAAAAAGGAGTATCTTTCTAAAATTGTTTCCAAAATTGTTTTACGAAGCGCTTGACCGTGCGCTTATCCTATGATTGGGTCAAACTGTCATAGGATTTAAAGGGCTAAACTTAAAGAAAGGAGTATGCCTCTCTTAATTCATAAATCTAAATACAACATAAAAAATCACGGTAATTCAAAAACAATCAGGCAAACCATTAGCCCTTGGTGGGCTTGATTTTCAAGGGAAAGAAAGAGAATATATGTTTTTTAACGAGCCACTGAAAAATAAAACAAATTACCTGGTAAAACAAAAAAGCCAAGGCACTCTCTGCCTCAGCTAATAGTCTTTGCGATATGACTATTATACCACAAAGGAGACGGAGAGTGAACAAGGCTAAAGAGCTCTTGAATGAGCTACAAAATCTTGATATGGACATTCAAAGCCGTATAGATGAAATCAATGAGCTTGAGGCAGGTTTACTCTCAAGCCCCAAGTGGACAGCAGACAAGGTCAAAGGTGGTCAGGCTAAAAAAGTTGATGATGTCTATACTCAGCTTATCGTTATGAAAGAGGCGATAGAGCAGGATACCAAGGAAGTTATTGACAGGAAACTTGAACTTGGTAGACTCATCAACAAGCTAAAAAATCCAAAGCATAGGTCAGTCCTTAGAATGACTTACATTACTAAGCTGTATGTAGATGACATCTGTGACAAGCTAGCTATCAGCAAGAGCTCATACTACAGCATGCGTAAGATGGCTATTGAAGAACTGAGTATAATTTTAGAACATTTGGAATAATTTGGAACGTTCTGAAAAACGTTGGATAAGTCTGTGTAATCTTGGTGTGCACTGCACTCATAATCTGTTAGAATGGTAGTATCAAGAATTAAGAAAAAACCTTACTAAGTTTCCACCGCTGCATGTCAGCCAAAGGGACGGACTAAAAACGACATTGAAAGCCGTCCAGTGATAAACAAACTATCCAAGATGTCGTTAGTTAAGATAGTGCCCCTTGTTGGTGGTTGAGGGGGCTTAGGGAATATAGCTCAGTTGGTAGAGCCTCGGTTTGAAGCGCCGAAAGTCACTGGTTCAACTCCAGTTATTCCCATTGTATCTCTGTGAGTAGCTATCACAATAGGGGTACAGGGCGGTAATTAGATTTAGGCTGATTAACCTGTAGGACAGAGATAAAGTAGCGCTATATAAGGCTCTGGTGGGGGAGGCACCCACTTACCGCATACAGTCACTCAATGAGTGGCTTTTTTATATTTCAAAACAAATAAACAGCAGGAGGTTTAGGCTTGGGTAGAGCAAGAGACCCCAACCGAGACAAAGCATTTGAAATCTATTCAGAGAACAATGGAAACATTGAACTGGTTGAGATTGCTGAGCGTTTGGGTGTTTCAGCTGGCACTGTCCGAGGTTGGAAAAGTAAAGACAAATGGGAACCTAAAATAAAAGGAACGTTCCAAAAGAAAAATGCGGAACGCTCCAAAAATCCAAGGGGTGCTCCAAAGGGCAGTAAGAACGCTTTAGGACATGGAGCCCCTAAGGGAAACACTAACGCCCTCAAACATGGTTTGTTTACTAAGTATCTGCCACAGGAGGTGTATGAGATAGCACAGGAGCTATCAGACAAACAGCCAATAGACATACTCTGGGAAAATATCACGCTGACCTATGCTAATCTATTGCATGCTCAGCGTATTTTATTTGTCCAAGATGTAGAGGATACTACAAGCCTTGTCGCAAGCACGGCAAAGGGTGGTATAGCTTATGAACACCACACAGCGTGGGATAAGCAAAGCAAGGCACTCAGTGCTATAGCAAGGGTCCAGTCCGAGCTTAAAGGCATGATTAAGACCTATGATGAACTGACACGGTCACCACTTGCTACCGAGGAGCAACGTTTGAGGATTGATAATCTGAAAGCTCAATTAGGCTCTAACGATGAGGGCGATACAGTAATTACTGGATTTACATTTGATAGGAGTGAGTATAATGGCAATACTGAACCTAGCCAAACTGATTAACCCAGTATTTGATGAAGTGCTCTACACTCTCAAGAGTCATGTGGTCCTCAAGGGCGGCCGTGCATCTACTAAGTCATCTGTAGTCTCTATTGACCTTGTAAATGATTTTATCAATGATCCTATGGGCAATGTGGTAGTCTTGCGCAAGGTCGGCAAGTACCTGAGGATGTCAGTATATGAGCAGATAAGATGGGCCATCTATGAGATGGGGCTAGCTAATCAGTTCAAGTTTGGGAAATCTCCCTTACAGATAACTCATAAACAGACAGGCACGGCTTTTTATTTCTACGGTGTAGATGACCCTATGAAACTCAAATCCCAAAAGATAGCCAAAGGATATGTAATGTCTGTATGGTTTGAGGAGTTAGCAGAGTTTGCTGGCCGTGAAGACATTGATATCGTAGAAGACACTTTCATCCGTCAAGAGCTACCTAATGACAAACAGGTCAAGGTCTATTTCACTTATAACCCACCACGCAATCCCTATGATTGGATAAATGGATGGGTAGCTGAGAAAGCAAGCGATCCAACCTACTTGATACATCACAGTACCTATTTGGATGATAAGCTAGGCTTTTTGTCTAAGCAGATGATCGAGAAGATAGAACGGTACAAAGAGACTGACCCTGACTATTACAGATGGATGTATTTAGGCGAGGTAATCGGCCTTGGTAATCATGTGTACAACATGAACTACTTTAAGCCACTAGATAGCCTGCCAGAAGACGATAGGCTTATCGGTATATCATTTGCCCTAGATACAGGGCACCAACAATCAGCCACGGCCTGTGGAGCTTATGGATTGACTGCCAAGGGTAACGTTATCTTACTTGATACTTTCTACTATAGCCCAGCTGGCAAGACTGTCAAAAAAGCACCTAGCGAACTCACTGTGATGATCCATGACTTTATAGACAAGGTCATGAAGACCTACAGAGTGCCAAAGCTCAAGATGACTATTGATAGTGCTGAGGGGGCTTTACGTAATCAGTATTTCAAAGATTATGGGGAACGCTGGCGACCAGTGGCCAAAAAGAAAAATCAGACCATGATTGACATGGTAATCAGCTTACTAGCAGAGGGACGCTTCTACTACCTCGACATACCAGCAAACAAAATTTTTGTTGAGGAGCATAAGATGTACCGCTATGATGACAAGACTATTAACTCCGACGATCCCAAAGTCATCAAGGAAGATGACCACACGGTCGATGAGTTCAAGTACTTTGTCCTAGATAACGCTAGAGAGTTAGATTTGAAAGCCTAAGGAGCAAATAATGGGAATAGTACAGACTATCAAGAATTTTTTTACGAGGAGCAAATACGTGATGACGACGCAAAATCTAGTTAATATCACAGACCACCCAAAAATCGCAGTATCTGGTGCTGAGTATGATCGTATCGGGGAGAACCTGAAATACTTTGCGGGAAGGTATCCACAGATTGAGTACAAAGATAGCAACGGAACAAAGCAAAAGCGGGATTATAATCATTTGCCAGTAGGTCGCACTGCTGCTAAGAAGATTGCAAGCCTTGTATTCAATGAACAAGCTGAAATCAAAATTGATGACAAGGATGCTGATAACTTTATCCAGGATCAGCTACAAAATGACCGTTTTATCAAGAACTTTGAGCGATACCTAGAAAGCTGTTTAGCTCTTGGAGGACTCGCTATGCGTCCATATGTTGATAATGGCAAGGTGCGGGTGTCGTTTGTTCAAGCTCCTGTATTCTTACCACTGCAAGCAAACACTCAGGATGTATCTAGCGCTGCTATTGTGACCAAGACGATCAAATCAGAGGGACAGAAACAAAAGTATTACACGCTTATTGAGTTCCATGAGTGGAAAGAGGGCGAGCAATACACGATCACAAACGAGCTCTACAAGTCCGATAATAAGGACACGGTAGGGGCTAGAGTGCCACTATCTACGCTTTACGAGGATTTAGAGGAGGCGGTTAATGTTAACGGCCTAAGCCGTCCGTTATTTACCTACCTAAAGACTCCAGGCATGAATAATAAGGATATCAACAGCCCGCTTGGTCTGTCTATCTTTGATAATGCTAAAACCACAATCGACTTCCTCAATGAAACCTATGATCAGTTTATGTGGGAAGTCAAGATGGGTCAGCGTCGTGTAGCTGTGCCTACTCAGACGATCAAGACTCAGTACAATCAAGATGGAGAAAAGGTTGTAGTTAAGCGAGAGTTTGACGTTGGTCAAAACGTCTACGAACAGTTTGACAACGGGGATTTGGACAAAGGCGTAGGTATTACAGACTTAACTACACCTATTCGCTCCGATGACTATATCAAGGCTATTAACGAGGGTCTGGCACTCTTTGAGATGCAGATAGGCGTTTCTGCTGGCATGTTCTCGTTTGACGGCAAGAGCATGAAGACTGCTACAGAGATTGTCAGTGAGAACTCCGATACATACCAAATGCGCAACAGCATTGTCAGCCTGGTTGAACAAGCACTAAAAGAGCTTATCATCTCAATGATCGAGCTTGCTATTGCTTATGGATTGTACAAAGGCAGCGTCCCAACAATGGACAAAATCAGCATTAATCTGGACGATGGAGTCTTCACTGATCGTAACGTTGAACTAGACTACTGGATTAAGGTGGTGACTGCTGGTTTTGGAACTCATGCGATGGCAATTGAAAAAGTGCTTAATGTGACACCAGAAGAAGCAATGAAGATTGAAAGTAAAGTCCATGGTAACACGCTAGAAGAAGCGAATAGCGAGCGTGACCAGACGGATATTGATATTTACGGAGAATAGGTATGAAGAACTTTTTCAAAGGAATTATCCCACCGAACCCAGCAAAGGTATTCATGCAAGGTACAAGAGACTTTTTGGGCTTGCAAAGTCCGTCATTAAGACAGAGGGCGGTTGCGAAAAAGGCGGTGGAAGCAATGCGAGAGGGGTTGTATGGTGCTGAAAAAGGAATTGGTGAAGCTGAATGACCAGCAACTCACACTTGACGCTAGTCAAGTATCCGAGCTTTATCATAAATTAACCCTTGAACTCTTTGACCAAGTGGTAGATAGACTGCTAGAGCGTGGGTCTGTGAGTCTTGCTGAAAATCCTTACATCTGGCAACTTGAGAAGATGAACCAGATGGGGCTACTCAATGAGGAAAATGTGAAGTTGATTGCTGAATACTCTGGAATAGCAGAGAAGCAATTAAGACACGTTATCGAGAATGAGGGCTACAAGGTTTATAAGACCACCAGAGACCAACTAGCAGAAACTTTGGGAGCAGATGATCTATCAGATGACTCTGAAATCCAGAACAACCTAGCCGGATATGCTAACCAAGCATTGACAGATGTACACAATCTTATCAATTCAACGCTACCAGAGAGCGTGAGAAGTGTCTTTCAATCAGTCATTGAGGAAAGTGTCGGTAAGGTCGTTACGGGAATTACAACGCCAGAGAGAGCCTTAAACGACACTATTATGAAGTGGTTTGAAAAGGGTTTTTATGGTTTTACTGATAGTCAAGGCAAGCGATGGAAAGCAGAAAGCTACGCCAGAACTATTATAAGGTCAACGGTCAAGCGGGCTTTTCGTGAAATGCGTACCGCACCAGCTAAAGAATTTGATATTGACACCTTTTATTTCTCCAAAAAAGCCACTGCTAGAGAGGCTTGCGCACCCTTGCAACATCAGATTGTTACTTACGGCCCGCAAAGGGAAGAGAACGGCATCACGATCTTATCAATGGCTGACCACGGTTACGGTACGCCCGCTGGGTGTCTGGGTATTAACTGTGGTCATGATATAACGCCCTTTGTCGTAGGCTTCAACGAACTGCCAGACTTAGGACCAGATGTCAAGGATATAAGCCCTAGCGAGGCGATAGCGAATGCTAATGCACAAGCTAAGCAGAGGGCCTTGGAGCGGTCTATAAGAAATAGTAAAGAAAAACTCCATGTCGCTAATAAATTAGGCGACAAGGAACTGATAAGCAAGTACAAGAGTAAGATACGTACTCAGCAGAGTACTATGCGTGATTTTCTAAAAGATAAGCCGTTTCTTCATAGAGATTATGCGAGAGAAAAATACTATGCCAATCCTTATGCAAAAGCTAGCAAACAGCTTGAAAAAGCTATAGAAAGTGGTAAAATTGTAAGTGTAAATAGTTCAACAGTTGGACACACTCCACCAGGTCGTATAGGAATACCAAATACGATTGTGCAACATGATAGCGTGAATGGAGAATCCCTTGCAAGAACATACTATGACGACCGTGGATTGAAGAGCAAAGAGATTCATTTTACCAATCATGGACGACCGGACAAACACCCTTATGGGGCGAAAGGTGAGCACGTTCACGATTACGTTTTTGACGACAAAGGAAAATTTGTCAGCCGGAGCACCAGAGAATTAACAAAAAATGAAAGAGAGGAGAATTTAGATATATTATGGCGATATTAGATGATTTGCAAGCATTGTATGACAATGGTTGGGACGCTTCTTTTGATTATCAAGGCCGAGCGTGTGGCATATTTCCTAATTCTACCTACGACATTTTAATTATGATTGGTGACGAGGAATATAAGGCAGCATCGTTTGACGATTTGATTTCTATTCTGATCGACGGAAAGACTTTGCCGGATATTATGAGTAATGTTGAAGTACAGTATTATTGATGAGCGCTTAGAACAATCTAGGCGCTTTTATTATGCCCGAAAGGAGAGCTAATGAACAAACGCATCAGGAAAAAGCGTGAGCTTAATGACCGACTTAGGTCGTCAGAGTGCGCTGTGGATTACTTAATCGACCAAAACAATCAGCTGTGGAACATTGTGGATAGATTAGAAAAAATCAGTTCACAAAATGTAAAAGTTACTAACAGCCGATTTGATGATATTGAGAAAGATATCCACGAACTCAAGAAACCACGTAAAAAGTCGTGGTTTGGTCTCAGATAAGGAGGTGATCCATATCTTGACTGGTAGGAATAGACTACTATAAACCACTATAAACCACTATAAACCGTATGGAAACCCATGCGGTTTTTTGCTTGACTTTATCCGCAGTCGGTAAAGAACGGAAGATAAGACCTAATTTTAGGAGGACAGAAGAATGCCAGAAGACATTCAAACACAAACTGACCAGCCAGTCAACGCTGGAGAAAACACTGAGTCACAAACTCAAGAGCAACCTATCAAGACTTTCACTCAAGATGAGGTGACTGGTCTTGTCGCTAAAGAGTCCAAGAAGGCGCAAGAAAAAATCTTCAAAGACCTAGGGTTTGAAAATTTCAAGAGTGCTAAAGAAGGACTTCAACAACTCAAAGAGTGGAAAGACTCACAAAAGAGCGAGGCTGAAAAACGGTCAGAGGCGCTTGCTGTTAAAGAGAAAGAGCTAGAACTTGCTTTGTCGGACAAAAAGAACCTGGAAGCAAAACTGTCAGCTCTGACTTTGGGAGTAAATGCTGAGTCTGTTGACGATGTCATCACTCTATCTGCTCGCTTGGTGACAGATGAGGTATCTATTGAGGATGCTATCGGCCAAGTATTGCAGAAATATCCTCAATTTGGTCACGCAGAGCAAGCTGAGGAGAAGAAACCAACGTTTTCAGTTGGAGGCAACCCAACGGCTGAAACAAATCGAGAAGATGCCTTTATGAAGGCATTAGGACTAACAAATTGATAGGAGAATAATCAATGACAATTAACTACATCACTAAACACGAGGGCACGTTTGAAAAGAAATTGATGCAAGGTGCCCTTACAAGCATTTTGGAAACACCACGGGTAGACTGGTTGGGCGCTAAATCGTTTGAATTACCTACGATCTCTGTAACAGGCTATAAGGCACACACACGCTCTAAGGGCTACAATGCTGGGACTGTTTCAAACGACAAGAAAGTTTACACTCTCGGTTTTGACCGTGACGTTGAGTTCTTTGTAGACAAAGCAGACGTGGACGAAACAAACCAAGAGCTTTCAGCTGCCAACGTATCTAACACATTCATCACTGAGCACGCAACTCCAGAAGTTGACGCTTACCGCTTTTCTAAACTCGCAACAGAAGCTATCACAGGTACACACTTCAAGTCTGAAACTGACTTGTCAGAAGTGAACATCTACTCACGCTTGAAATCTGCCCTTTTGCCAGTTCGTAAATACGGTGCCCAAAATATCGTTATGTACGTTTCAAGCGAAGTAATGGACTTCCTAGAACGCTCCAAAGACTTCACACGCTCAATCGCCACTACATCACCTCAAGGCATTGACACCCGTGTCACTTCGCTTGATGGAGTTCAAATCATCGAAGTTTGGGATGATGCACGTTTCAAGACTAAGTTTGACTTTACGACAGGTTTTGTCAAAGCGTCAGATGGTAAAGATATCAATTTCTTGATCGTTGCTAAACCAGCAGTTATTGCAAAGGCTAAATTCAACTCAATCTATCTATTCGCTCCTGGTCAACATACAGAAGGGGATGGCTATCTGTACCAAAACCGTCTTTATCACGACCTTTTTGTCTTGGACACTAAAAAAGATGGTGTCTATGTATCTCATAAATCAGCTTAATAGGGGGTGAAACATGAAGAAGTACGAGAAAGACAATCAAGTCTACACTGTTCAGGAGGGCAGTGAACTTGAAATTCAATTGATTGCTGATGGGTTCAAGGAGAAGAAAGAGGAAAAAGACTCTGTTTCTGACCCTTACAACAAAATGACTGTGGATGAATTGAAAGCCCTTCTCGAAGAGCGTTCTATCCCACTTCCAGAGGGAAAAGTTACTAAAAAGGATCTTGCAGCCCTTTTAGAAAAAGGTAACGAGGAGTAGTAAACTAAATGGCTAAATACAAAGCAACATCAAATGTAGTTTTTACGGGTGATGAACTAGATCAATCCTTTATTGAAGGCGAAATCTACGACTTGCCAGTTAAGACTGCAGATGATTTGAATAACCGTGGTGCATTATCGCACCCAGAATTAAGCCCGTTTTTGGTACGGGTGGACAACAAAAAAGAAGAGACAGAAGAGGTTGAAGCATAGTCAGCCTCTTTTAATTTTAAGGGGGGGGAATGACAATGACCTATTTGTCTTACGATGAATACCTTGACTTAGGTTTTGATGTGACAGACAGATTTGACGAATTGTACAAGCGAGCAGAAATGACTGTTAACTTGTACATTCGCAATTTCTACGCATACAAGGACTTTAACAGCGATTTTGAACCACGCAAGCAAGCGGTTAAGAACGCAGTTGCTAACCAGATTGCATACCTTGAACGCACTGGAATAATGAGTGCAGAGGAAAAACAGTCACTTGCTAGCGTGACAGTCGGACGTACTACTGTAAGCTATCAGAATAACACACAGACAGCTACGGCTGGTAAGCACTACAATCTATGCTTAGATGCTGAGAACTGGCTGAATATGGCCGGTTTTGGCTATAGTGGGGTGTCTTATGATAGATAAGCGAATGTTAGTAGACACAGCAATCATTAAAAAGCGTGTTGGGATTGACGAATGGGGTAAAGAAACCTTCGGCGGTGATCTATATATTGATCCTTGCCGTTTTGACGAAAGTACCGCACACGTACAATCGCAGAAGTCTGGTAAAAGCAAGAACCGCACGGACCAATACGCTGGAGTGCTATACATCGATACAGACTACTGCAATTTTGAAATCGACAGATCATACATTGATGGGAAATTGATTGTAGACAATCAAGAATACATCATTGTCAAGATCATTCCAAACAGACACCCAATCAATAAGCGAATACTTACTTATGAAATTGAGGTGATCTGATGGGAATTAGTATCACAGTCGATCTAGGACGGATAAATAAGAAGTTTGGTCCAAATGCAAAGAAAGTCGCTGAGTATGCTATCGCTAACCAAGCGATGCTGGACATGGAAAGGTTCGTTCCTCTCCGTGGTGGCGATCTTCGAGGCTCTGGACACGTATCTGGCAATCAGATTGTGTATAACACAGTCTATGCCAGGGCGCAGTTTTACGGATCGTCCTACAACAAGCATCGTAGCTTTAAGTTTAGCAAGTATACCACTCCTGGTACAGGACCCCGGTGGGACTTGAAAGCTAAAGGAATGTATGGTGACAAATGGGCAGATAAAGGAAGGGAGGCATTAGGACTATGATTGCTAAAAATGATTTTTTAGAAAGACTTAATGCTTTCGTTAATTCTCTTGACCTCCCTATCAAGTCTCGTATGGATTATTTAGATGAAGACGAGAGTCTTGTGGTCTATCCACTAGCTGGCGGAAAGATCAATAAGATCTATATGGACGAGGCTAGGGATGTATCTCTACCATTTGAAATCGCAGTCAAGACGAAAGATCACGAAAAAGCCAACACTTGCTTGTGGGCAGTGAATGAGGCTCTGTCTGATTTATTTGTAGACATTCCAAGCGCTAACGATTCGTATGCATTCGACAACCTGGAAGTGGCAATGCCATTTCTAAACGAAAGAGACGAGCAAGGCTACTACATCTATTTACAAGATATTCAAGCAAATATCACGGTTTTTCAACCGCAAAAAGAAAGGAATTAATTAATATATGGCACGTTATAAAAACGCCCTACGCGGGCATTTCATCGCTCCTGTAACTGATCCAAAAGTAGAGCCAGAGAAATCTGCATACTTGGAATTGGCTAAATGGATTGAAGACATTTCGGACGACACAGATGAAACAACATCATCTACTGCGTATTACGATGGGGACGGGACAGAAGAAACTACGGTTACTGCTGTAAAAGGTACGTACACTGTAAAAGGAACTTACGACAAAGAAGATCCAGCAATGAAATATATTGCTGGCTTGAAATATAAGCTCGGTAATGATCGTTTGGTATGGCACAAAGTCGTAGACTCTGACAACAAGAATCAAACAGTCGGAATCGCTACTGTATCTGACATTAAAGCTGGTTCGGGTGCTGCTGCAGAATACGAAGAATTTGGTTGCAAAATCTCATACAACTCCCTTCCGAAAGTTTCAGCAGTCGTCTAATTATAGTTCAGGCGCTATCTATCAAGGTAGCGCTTTTTTGTGCATTAAAGGAGGAAAAACATGACTATTAACATTAACATTGAACGCTCTGGCTTTCCTATAAAAATCGGAGAGTTTGAGTTTTGGTTTGACACTTCGGCAGAGGCACTAACTAAATTTGTAGATATCCCACAGAAAATCAATGATCGCTTTAACGAGTATCAAAAAGAGCTTGTAGAACGCTCAAATGCTGGTGAGTTTGACGATGTAAAAGAGGGTCTCGTTGATGCCAAAGTAGCACAGCAAGCTATTGAAATGGAAAAGAAACTGCTTGAAATCAAGTATGATGCCTTTTTCGGTGATGGCACTTTTGCTAAATTGTACGAAAAATACCCAGACTATCTGGCTTTGGACGATGCACTTGAGCAAGTGGATGAACTCGTAGCTAAAGAATTAGAGAAAATCCAGAAAGAGCGTGCTGATAAGGTTAATGAGCGTACTAGTCAGTATCTCCAGAAGGTAGAAAAGAAAAAACGCAAAACAAAAAAGTAGGACAAGCTCATGAAACTGAATGAGCCTCTACTAAATAGCTTTGAATTGAACGGTATCGAGTATGATATCGACTGCTCTTTTGACACGGTATTAGATGTGTTCGAGGTTTTCGGTGATGACTTGCTGAACGAATTGGAGAAATTTCAAGTGGCAGTAGAAATCATGACTGGAGAGCATATCACAGACGCTCTTACCTTCCTCACGGTCTGGGAATACATAGACGAGCATTTTATCAAGACGAAAAAAGAAAAACCCGTACTTGATATACAGGGCAATCCTATGCCGGTACCAAAGGAAGAAATGGACAAGGTAAGACTACTGGACATCGAAGAAGACGCAAGCGATATATACGCTAGCTTTAGGATGGCTTATGGTATCAATCTCTTCGAAGAACAAGGCAAGATGACATGGCAAGAATTTTCTGCACTCTTAAACGGAATGCCAGACAATACACCAGTCGCACGCCTTATCCAGATAAGAGACTGGAAGCCAAAGCCTCACGATCCAGCGGAATATAAAGCTAATATGCGTAAACTACAGAATAAATACAGATTAGATAGAGAGGAGGAATAGATGTCAGACGGAAAAATAGTTATTGACGTGCAAGTCAATGATAACAAGCTATCTAGCTTGTCGAAAGGCTTGCAACAATTAGAAAACAGCGCCCAAAAACCGGCCAGTAGTTTGGATAAACTAAAAAATAGTATCAAAAACTTTTCTGTCGGTGCGGTTGCATTCAAGGCAGTAAACGCCGGGCTTGACTTAGTCACTGCATCGCTAGACAAGGCTATTGATCGCTTCGACACGCTTCAACGCTTTCCTAAGGTTATGAAATCGCTTGGTCATTCGTCCAGGGATGTAGCGCAGTCAACTAAGACGCTGTCAGAGGGCATTGAGGGCTTGCCTACAACACTAGATACGGTTGTAGCAACAACTCAAAAGCTAACCTCTATGACGGGCGACTTGAAGACTTCAACAAAGTTAACAATCGCTCTTAATAATGCGTTTTTGGCCTCTGGATCATCTACAGAAGATGCAAGTCGTGGATTGCAACAATATACACAGATGCTATCTGCTGGTAAGGTTGATATGCAATCTTGGAAGACATTACAAGAGACAATGCCTTACGCGTTGCAGAAGACTGCGGAATCATTCGGATTCGCTGGGAAGTCAGCTCAAAAAGACTTCTATTCTGCCTTGCAAGACGGGAAGATTTCATTCGATGATTTTAGCAAACGTCTGATTAAACTCAACCAAGGCACTAACGGCTTTGCTGAAATGGCCCGTAAGAACAGTGAAGGTATTAAGACCTCGTTTGGGAATATCGTAAATGCGGTGGCTAAAGGTGTTGCTAATGTCATCGATGCTTTCGACAAGCTGAGCAAGGAAGTCACTGGTAAGAGCATCGCTCAAAACTTGGATAGCATCAAGGCGGTTGTCAATAGTGTATTTAAGGCAATAGTGGGCGCTATCCAAGGTGCGACGCCAGTCATCAAAATGTTCGCTCAAATTTTAGGGACATTGAAACCTATTATCGAGCCACTTGGCCGTATTCTTATCGGAGCAACGACTGCTGTTTTGGCATACAAAGGGGCTTTATTGGGCCTAACTATCATCCAGGGAATTGGTAGCTGGGTCGGTTCACTTGTCCAGAGCCTCTTGCAGTTTATCTCGACCGCAACGGTAGCAAAAGGGGCTACCTTATCGCTTGGAACGGCATTTTCTTCTCTATCCACAGGCGGTATCGTGCTAGTGGCTGGTGCTATAGCTGGGTTAGTATCATGGCTCACGCAAGAGAGCGAGGCCACCAAGAAGGCTAAGGCAGAGAACGAGAAATTCCAAGATTCAATCAAGAAACTGCACGAAAGCGTGTCAGAAGGCAATGAGGCCTACAAAGATCGAAGACGGGAAATAAAGGCTACTGCAGAAGATAATGAGCGCTTGGTTAAGAAAATTGAAGAATTAAGCCACGTCGAGAAGAAGACAGCATCGCAGAAGAAGGAACTTGCAAGTGCAGCAGAAACCCTTAACCAACGTGTAGAAGGTTTAAATATCGCTTACGATAAAGCGACCGGAACGATCAACATGACTGCTGATGCCATACGCAAGCAGATTGAAATATCCAAGCAATCAGCAGAGGCAGAGGCCGCCAACGAGCGCTTGGTTGAGAATGCCAAGAAGCGCCTTGAAATCGACGATAAAATCGCAGAAGTCAAGCAGAAGCATAAAAAAGCGATTGATGACATCAATAATTCCGAGTCTGGTTTGGGTGTTACATTCGACAACAATGTTATAAAGGCTAAAATGCGAGCCAAAGCAGACGAAGAAATGTCAGCTAAGGTCAAACAATTAGAGAAAGACAAAGCCTCTCTGGAAGCACAAGATGAACGGCTAACCAGTGTTATCCAAAACTCTGCCGAGGCCCAAGCTAAAGCAGTCGAAGACGCATCTGGACGCATGAAGTTAAGCTGGAGCACGATGGACGAAACTCAGCGCAAGCTAGTTGAAGACATGCGTTCTCAATACGAGACGATGCGTAGTGATGTGCAGAACGCCTTCCAAGCTATTGAACAACAGACTGCCTTATCCGCAGAGCAGATGACTGCTAATTTGCAGAAGAATATCGAGGCAGTGGATAAGTGGGCTGGAAACCTTGAAGAGCTTGCAAGACGTGGACTAGACCAAGGACTTGTTGAGCAATTAAGGCAGGCTGGGCCAAAGGCGGCAGAACAAACGCAAGCCCTTGTTAATGCCTCTGATGAACAGTTAGGCGCGTTGAACACTAAATGGACGGAAGCCGGAGACAAGGCCAAAGAAGGCTTTTTGCGAGGCATTAATGCAGCAGGCGTAGAACTAGCTCCTGAAATTCAAGCGATGGTGACGGCCATCGGGAACGAATTTAGGACAGCCTTACAAGATGCTGGTTTTGATGTCAAAGCCAGAGAAATACCAGAGAAGACAGCGGAAGGTATCCGTTCCGGCGCACAAGATGTAGCGCAAGCGACATCAGAAATGACAGAAGCCTCTAAACAAGCGTTTAACAACTTGCCTACAGAAGCTAAGTATAGCGGTTCGCAAGCTAGTAGCGGTTTTGCACAAGGGGTGTCAGAAGGCACTCCGAGCGCACAAATAGCCACAGAATACCTCAAGTCATCATCTATGAGTGTGTTCGATTCTATTATGGGTGAAGCCCAAGGTAAAGGTACAGAACTCGGTACTGGATTTGGTACGAGTGTATCTGGTGGTATCGGGGCTACTCAAGGAAAGGTGGATTCGTCCGCTAAAGGTCTTAATGAGGGAGCGAAACGAGGCACATCATCAATGGGTAGTGACGGACGTAGTGCTGGTAATAAATTCGGCTCTGGCCTTAGCAGTGGTATTAGTGGCCAAACAGGAGCAGTCAGTGGCTCTGCATCCAATTTGAGAAATAGCGCTACCAATAGTATGCAAGGTGGTTACAACGGTGCATATAGCGCTGGTACATCTATTGGTGAGGGCCTTGGTGCTGGTATCTCTGCTATGGCTGGATATGTAGCTAATGCTGCAGCATCCATTGCAAGTGTAGCGGTAGCATCAGCGCGCTCTGTGCTACGTATCAACTCACCTTCAAAAGTATTCCGCGACCAAATTGGGCGGGCAATCCCAGAAGGTATGGCAGTCGGTATTGATAAATTTAGCTACTACGTGGACGATAGCATGACTGGCCTCGGAAAAGATGTGATAGATATGGGCAAGGACTTAGCTGGACGGGTCTCGTTTAGCCCTGAAAGTGCATTAGGCTTGACTGGTTCACTTGCTGGACGGTTTGGGACTACTGGATCTAGCAGTGTATCAAATTCAAATGTAACAAACAACTACACAGTTAACGCTAACGGCACAGCAAACGACGATTTCTTTAGCCCAGAAAATATGCGTAGATTGCTACGTGAACTCGCTTATTATACGAATTTGGAAGGAGGGCGAATGGCATAATGGGAAGTTTTACATTTAACGGAGTTAGTAGCACCACTCATGGGCTACGAGTGACAAGCGACTACGTTATTAACTCAACCGGGAACGACGTAGAAACAGTAGCAGTTCCTGGCCGTGATGGTGATCTGTTGATCTCTAAAAACCGTCTTAAATCCGTAACATTAGAATTGCCTTGTACTGTCCTTTCAAACCGTAAGCTCACGGATGCAGGAAGTGAAATCAGTAACTGGTTGAACGTGGACGGCTACAAAGACTTGACTCTATCATGGGACCCAGATTTTATCTATCGTTCAGCGTTTATCGAAACATTTGAGATTGCTGGACTTATGCGACAATTCGGTAAAGTCAAGCTGAATTTCTTGACCTATCCAGTCAAATTCTATAAGCAAGGCCGTGCGACTCAAAAACTTACGAATGGAACTGCTATCAACGGCATGGGTAATGTTAACGCAAAACCTATCATCACTCTTGTCGGGTCGGGCGATTGTACTCTTACTATCAATGGTCGCAAGACCAAGTTAAAAGCTGTACAAAATAAGATCACGCTAGACATGCAAGCAAACCAGGTATTCTCCGGTAACTTGCAAGCCTGGGATAAAGTGGTACGTTCCCCTCAATTTCAGATGCCTTATTTCGACTATGGGCGGAATCTGATAAGCTGGGACGGGAATTTTGAGGTGTTTACTATTCCAAACTGGGGGGTTAAGCTATGAGACCTATACTATACAACGCTAACGAGACAGCGTTTGAAACCTATGGTTTGGGAGAAATTGACGCAACCAAGGCAAAAGTCACACGGGAGCGAAACGGGAATTATACTCTTTATATCGAGTATCCGACTAGTGGACCGCTTGCCAGCGTGTTTAAAAATGATATGAGGATCAAGTCTGATGCTGGTTTACGAACCAAAAATCAGACTTTCTTTATTTCGCGTATCTCCAAAGATAGCACAGGCATTTTAAAAATCTATGCCAAACATATCAGTCACTTGACCGAAAAAATGGCTATTAGAAATAATACCGTTGTATCCGGAACTGCTTCGGCAGCCCTATCCATCTGGGCCTCCAATTGTCTGGGCGGTATTCGTTTTGATGTGTGGTCTGATATTGAGTTATCATCTAAAACTAGTTGGGACATTGCTAACTTTAAAACTGCGCGTGATGCTCTTGGTGGGGTTTCTGGTTCGATCCTTGATGTTTGGGGTGGTGAGTATGAGTTTGACAATACCACTATTAGACTCCACAAACAACTCGGACGCAAAAGCCCTATCGTTTTGCAGTACGGACGAAATATATTGCGCGCAGAAGATGACCAAGATATTGAGAGCGCTTATACCAGCGTCTATCCTTACGCAACATACACACCCGAAACTCAGGGGTCTGGTGACGCAACAGGAAGCACTCAACAGGTAACAGTTGAACTGCCGGAGAAATACGTAGACGGCCCTTATATTGGGTTGTATAACGAGCGCCGGGTCTTGATCGTGGACTTTTCCTCTAATTTCAAGGAGAAAGAAGTTCCAACAGTTGATAAGTTGCGAAAACTTGCCAAAGATTACACGATTAACAACCGTTTAGGACTCCCTAAGATCAATACCAAAATCGAGTACGTTGATTTATCTAAAACACTTGATTATAAACTTACTCAGATTTTGGAAGAGGCAGAGCTATGTGACATCGTGCCAGTCTATTATCCTCAGATCGGGCTTACTAGCGAAGATGCCAAGTTGACAACCATTGTCTATAATGTACTGCTAGAGCAGAATGACAGCGTCGAGGTTGGTGTTATCGGTGATGGCTTTAAATCATCAATGACCAGCAACCTATCCGGCAAGATTGACGATTTAGCAAGCAATCAACAACGGCTGGTAAATACCTTGCCAGACTATCTCTTAAACGCTCAAGGAAATAAAGTCTGGTACAATCGCCCAGACGACAAAGAACACAAGATCGGTGATATCTGGTTTGAGAAGAACGGCTTGTATGATCGTATGTACGTCTGGAATGGCTCGCAATGGGAGAAGCGTATTGACACAGAAGATGTCGATAATGTGAAAAAAGAAGTTGAGAAGCAACTAGCAGAGAGCAAGCAAGCTACTGACGATGCTATGGCTCGAACAAGAGCGATAGCTGATACGGCATTACAACAATCGGGATCTGGCAACATCGAATTTGTATCCAAAAAAGTTGTGAAAAAAGTTTTAGACGGAAACTTGTTTGATAGTAGCTTTAAAAAAGCGGTAACTAAAACGTTTGAAGAGGTCGATAACGGAAGTACGATTTATGGCAAAATCTCCAGCGAAATCGAAAAGAAATTTATCACGATTGATGCCACAGATAGCCGTTTTAGACAAGTGTCTGAACAGGTAGACAGAAAGGTTAGTGATGCAGTATCTGGAATAGATGGCAAAATCTCTAGTGTTGACAACAGGGTATCACAGACTGACAGAGCGTTGACTGAGGCAAGGTCTGACTTAAACCAAGCTAAAACTGACATATCAAACACTAGGTTATACATACGGGATGCGAATCAAAAGATTGATAAAACAAATCAAAAGATAAGCAATGTAGATGATCGTGTGGATAGAACTAACCAAAATGTCACACAAGCTAACGGACGAATAGACCAGACCAACCGTGATTTAGCAAATACCAACGCACAAGTAGAAGCTAACAAGCGCCAAATCGAGGTGCAAGTTACTAATTTTAATGCGGTCAGAGAATCGACCAAACTCTTTGAACGAATTTTAGGCACGACCGAGGAAGGCGCGCCAGACAAACTCTCACGACTTGTTATGTCGAGCGAAATATTTCAGACAGAGGTCGGGAAGTATGTAGTAGATGATAATAATCTGATCGTTAACTCCGAAACAATGGACCAAAACGTTTTAGTAAACGAAAATCGGCCCGGTGTCAATGTATCTGTAAATAATGGAGTCTTTACAATTAAAGCACAGGGCACAACGTCTTATAACTGGTCGGGGTTCACGCTTCCGATTTACGTTCGCAAGATTTATCGGGGTGAAACATATTCTGTCGGCTTTAAATACCGCGTTCGTGGGGCGATCGACTATGACTGTAACGTCATTATTAAAAACCACAGCTTGAATCGTGCAGCATTTACGGCTACGTTCGCAAGGCCAAACAATCCTGTTTCGGACGAATGGAAAGAATATCAAGGGACATTTTATATGTCTTCAGATTTTGAGTTCGGAAAACATAAAAACTTACCTTTTTATGTTTATGTCACAAAAAATGGCTGGATAGAAATAAAGGAAATCATGCTTGTCCGTGGATCTCGTACTGGTCCATACAAACCGAGTCAGTTTGACGACGCTTTTGCTGAAACAAAGG